AATTCTCAATATGTACCCTTATTAGATCCTATTAAATATTCACGTTTTTTAAATTATCAGGAAGCAGTTGTTGGTGCTGAAGATGACTTTATGCGTTCCATAAATCGAACAACATCAGCTGGTTTTCCATGGTGTACATTTGTTAAAAAATTACCAGGTAAACAGGCCTATTTAGGAAAAGATGAAGTTTTTGATGCTGATCCAAATAATTTTAAGACTGCTGAGGCGAAGGAGTTATATGATGCGGTTAATTTTCTTCTGGAGGATTGTGCAAATGGAGTTCTTAGGAACGTTATTTGTGTTGATACGAAGAAGGATGAATTGCGTCCTTTGAATAAAACATCTACACGTATTTTTTCTGCTTGTCCTCAGCATTTTGTTATCGCTTTTCGTATGTATTATCTGCCTTTCTGTGCTTGGATAATGCATAATCGACACCACAATAATATTGCTGTTGGTGTTAACCCGTTCGATGTTGAATGGGATGTACTAGCAACAATGTTACAACGAAAAGGAAAGAAGGTTATAGCAGGTGATTTCTCTAATTTTGATGGCTCTTTAAATTCACAGATTTTATGGTCAATTTTCCATGATATTTTTATTCCTTGGATTAAATATAGACATGGTATTTTATCTTCCAGAGATTATAACATTTGTTTTGGATTATGGTCACATGTAACACATTCAGTTCATATTTTTGATGATAATGTGTATATGTGGACTCATTCACAACCCTCTGGTAATCCAATGACAGCGATTTTAAATTCTTTGTATAATAATGTAGTGATGCGCTATGCGTGGAACATTATTATGCGTGATACTAAATATGTGGGTCAACAAAAATTTTCCCAACATGTCTATATGGTTGCTTATGGTGATGATAATCTACTTAATATTTCCGATGAAATTTGTGAACTGTATAATCAACAAACTATCACAGAGGCTTTATTATCTATTGGCCATATTTATACAGATGAAGCAAAGACTGGTGAGTGCATTAAGTATCGGTCTTTAGAAAATGTTCAGTTCTTAAAACGAGGTTTCAAGAAAAGTCCAGAATTACAGCGATATGTTGCTCCTCTTGATGAAGCAGTGATATATGAGATGTTAAATTGGACGCGAGTATCTAAATCTCG